TCAGCTTTAGAATTAACTGCTGTTCTTATTGTTGTAAATTCAGTATTAAAATCAGTACCCGATATAACTTTCGCAGCATCACTATCTGAGAGAGCATCTTTTCCTGACCAATTGACTGCTAAAGTATAATCACTCATCGTATTTTCCCTTGTAAATGTAAAATTGATAAATCTTGTATTGAAGCATTATATCCATTACTAACTATAGACATATTTAGTTTTAAAGTTTTAGCACTGCCTGCTAGAGGTGTTGAATATTCTTGTAGTCCATATATAGGAGAATATTTAGAAGTACCATAAAGAGAAGCAGCATTACCATATAAAGCTGTAGTTCCTGTTGTAGCAGGTCTTAAAGAAATTTGAGTTGTGTCAGAAGAAACTACACCAAAATCTTTGTACCATCTTAAACCTAACGTAGCACCACTACCACCTTCTAAAACAAGTATCATTCGTTTAAGAAGAGAAGCTATAGTTCCTTGACTTAAAGGTATCCATATACTAGACACGTCAGCAGTAATACCACTATTAGTATAACTGGCTGCTCCACCAACCCACGCCAAATCTGTATCAAAATATCCTTCATATCCTGCTATTCCACCGTCTTTCTGTCCTGTAAGATAACCATAAGTTTCTGTATAACACATACTTGTAGGTTCTCTATCGTTATCAAAAGTCCACGTCGTTATTCTAGGCTCGCCATTAGGAGTAAAATGTTTAAAGTCAAACACATAATTAATATTCTTGTCTGTAAACGACAATATGTATATACCTTCATTTTCTACATAAACGCTTTTAACTTTTGTTAAATCACTAGCACCAATGTTTCTTATTAGTGTGTCTTTAATATTTTTACTTATATCAGTTAAAGGTACTTTATCTTTTTCTGATGTACGAGCTAATGACCTAAGACCTGTGTTAGACAAAAATACTAAGTCATCACCTATAGCTTGTACACTATCTCTAGCAACACAACCTATTCCTCTAATTACTTCATTAAGTTTAATGTTTCCAATAACGTCAGGACTTTCATATATAGCTATGTTGTTCTTACCAAATACTGCAAGTTGTCCGTAGAACGGAGCAACAGCTATAATGTCATCCTTGTCCCAAACTTTCTTTAGGTCTATAGAACCACCACCACTAGATAAAGTATAATCATCAGAATCTAATAAAGCAGAATAATGTAATACATCTTTTTCTTCTTCAACACCACCAACCCACATACGACCATAAGCTCCTGAACCGCAACTAGGTTTAAACTCTCCTGATGTTACACTTGGAGGTCTTGTAGCATTATCAAAAGCTGCCCATCTAGAGCCTGAACTTTGTGAGCCATCATATCTTTGAGGTACAACTTCTGCGTGTATACAAGTAAGTCTTTCGTTAAAGTTTATAAACTGCCAGTCTCCTGTTGTATTTGCTACTGTGTGTTTTACGTCTGCACCACTACTAGGAAAGGCAGCATTAGGTGCAGTAAAGTCAATAGTGTAGATGCTAGTACCGTGACTAGCAAAGATTTTATTAGTACCTTGGTCATTGTGTTCTACAATAGAGTTAATAGATGCACCACTAGGCACAACTTTTTGTTTTAGACCTTTACGAAATGATATTCTTCCTGACTCTCTTAATACTATATTGTCTGCTGACGTAAGATAAGAAGGGTCTAAAGAGTTAGGATTGCTTTGGGTATTTAATCCATTAATACCAAAATTAGGTAAAGGCTGTGCTATAAGTTGCTTAGCCATTATTGAATATACCAGTCTTGTTCATATCTATTATGTCCACCATCTATTATAATAGCTTGTCTTAATGACGCTGCTGCTTCTTCTGCAGCTAATGATGATTGTGTTCCACCGTCTTCTCCTCGTTCTGCTAGAGCACGAGCCCAAGCTCCAAGTATTACTGGTTGAGCAGGTATTTTAAGTGTTGTTGCTGCAAGTGTTAAGTTGTCTTGATATTTGACTATATCAAAAGAAATAGTTTCTATTGCTGTAGGCACAGGTGATAAATCTACTTTTAAATTACCAGAAGTATCTACTCCATTAAAACAATAATAAGCAGGTTGTCCGCTAGTTTCTGTAGGATATTTTTGAGTATTCATATAATGTTTTGTTACTGGTGTCAAAGTATCTCCATTGCTTTGGTTAGTAACATCTAAAACTTGAAACTCTTGACCAGAACTTAAATTATAATTTTTAGTTCCTGCTACTGTAGACACATCAACTGTTTCTCTTAAAGCCATCCAATCGTGAAAAGACTCTACATTTCGTTTAGAGTCATTAACTAAAGAACCAATAACTTTTTGATAAGTAGATATAGTGATACTGTCATTAACAGCTCCAGACCAATCTGAAGTAATTGTATCTTCTCTTAGTCTTATTAATACTTGATTTATTAATTCTCTATATGTCATTATTTCCCCTTGGCTAATTGTGCACCAAAATAAAATTCTATAATCATTGTAGCCCAACCAAAGATTTCATCCATTTTTAATACTGAGCCTGCTTGTATTTGTATGTACTCTACTACATCCGGTGTAAACTGTATACCAAAAAAACTAAATCCTTCTATAGTATTAGGTATTACTGTCGGTACATTAAAAAACACTGGAGCTACTTGTGTAAATATTATAAGTGCCAGTATAACAAATATAATAACTCGTCTGTTAAGTGCAGCCATTGGACTTTCTTTGTCTGCTCTATCTCTTGCTTGGTTAATAGAATCATTGCGTGCTTGCAAATTTTGTATCATTAACTTTTGATTTTCTGCTGCTGCTTGACTTTTGAGTGCAAACAATTTAGCAACGAAGCCTAAAGCTATAGGTGCTACATTAGTTAAAAGTGCTATCATAATACTACTCCAAGTGCTTCCATAAGCCCTACGTTTGCAATGACATAAAAAATAATTGCACCGTAGACACCCCATTTAATTTGTAATAGTGAGGTATTTATCTTAGCTATACATTTATTTGTGTCGTCAATCTTACTAAACAACTTTGCTATTTGACCTGCGTGTTTGTCTAGTTGTAGTTGCACTCTTCTAAGCTCCTCGTCCATTTATTCTCCCACATTTTTCATAGCTACTCTATGAGCTTCTGTAAAACTTAAGCCTTTGTTCATAAGTCTTTTCATTTCTTGCATATGTTTTTTGCTGTGATGTTTCTTATGCTTATCTAAAGTAGCTAATTGTCTTTTAGTAAGTGCCATTACTTTCTCTTTTTGCCATTACCTTTAGTTTTTTTATAAGGTGTTTTACCGTATCCCATAATATCTCCTTAGTTTGCTAGTGGATTGTCTAATGATTGTTGTATTCTGTTTTCCATATCTACTTTAGTTTTCTCTACTTTTATCTCAAACCTATCTAGCTTTGTATCGTAGCTAGTAAGTTTAGTATCTACTGATTGTAACTTAGTATCTACTTTAGATTCTAAAGACCATTGACTGTTTCTTAGGTCTGTCATATCTTTCTTTAATTCTATTTTAATAGCGTTAGCGTGCTCTTCAATTCTGATTACATCACTAGATGTCTTTTTCATCTGTGACTCTATAGCTCCAAGGTCTAAATTTGCGATTCCTTCGACTTTCTGATACATAAGAAAGCCACCATATAGAGTACCAATAACCGTCGAAATAAAGGCAAATGCTGCGACTATACTCGTACCGCTTAAACGTAGACCAAACAGTTTGAGTTTCTTATCTTTTATGCCCTCGCCTTTACTTACTAATTCTTCTAGGTCTGCCATCAGTTTTCAAATTCACCGTCTTGTAATTGCCTTAAATATTCTATTTCTTGTTTAAGTTTTTGTACTTCTAACCTTCTACGTTGTAATTCTAATTGGTATAGTGTATTACAATTAATTCTTTCTTTAGGTCCATCTAAAGGTATTATAATTCTAGCATACAAACCTATGTCTTTAGTTTGTGGTCTCTCTCCTTCTTTACCTATAATTGGTGTGACTGCATTATTTATTATTCCAGTCATACCTAACTCAAAGTTAGTAGTACCACCTATGCTATTCTTACAATCTAAATCACCGGCTCTAATACTATCTGTACCGCTACTGTATCCCGCACTTGGCAAGGAGAAGGTCATAGAGTTACTGTCTGCTATAACCTGTGTGCTAAGAAAAAAAGCGTAGCAACACACATACCTCAACCACTTCACTTAAACCTCGAACATATTCTTGATGCTATCATTGTCTTAGTTTTTTTACTTCCTCTTAGTTTAGACAAGGAGCATATGTATTCTGCCCTGTCTACATTCTTTGAACTAATATACACATCAAATTTAACGTGACTTAAGTAATCTAACTTTAATATCTTATAATCAGTTACAAAAGGTATTGGCTTCCATTCTCTGTCAAATACGCCAATCTCATAATATTTAACATCTTCTCTCTTGTTGAACATAGCCATTGTAGTTTTGTGTACCCCTTCTATTTGAGTTACAGACCACTTTGGATATGTCGGTGTCATCTCGTGAGCTGCTACAGATGTACATAGCAGTGCCCACAGTATTACTGAGCGACACATTCAGCAACTACTACTGCTGTATAAGAACCACCCGGAAATGCTTTCTGTTGTCCACCGCCATACGTAGCTTCGGATTGAACATCTATCCATAAAGTTCCAGCGTGTCCCATAGCGTATTGTCTTAAAGCACCAGTAGTTGTACTGGCTGTTTGGTATCCATCAAAGTCACTTCCTGATGACTGTGCTACTGCTACTGCACCTGTCCAAGCAACTGTGTCACTT